TGGTCTTGTCGGTCGTCACTGCGTCCTCCGTTGTTGGTCGCTCACTTGCGACGTTGGGCACTCTAGCCATGTCCGCTTGTCGAGTCAAAATAAATCGACACGGTTGACGCAAGTGCCTGATTTCGCGGGCATCCGGCGAGCGGGAACTAAACCCGGACACGCCGCCCTTGACGGCCCCGGTCGCCCTGGTGTACCTCGCCGGCAGGAGGTGACGCATGACGTTGCGAGAGTGGCTTTCACGGGAGCGCATGAGCCAGGCAGAGATGGGGCGACGCCTGGGCGTGCAGCGGCAAGCAGTGCAGCAGTGGTGCTCGGGGACGACGCTGCCGACGCTGTACTACGCGCTGGCTGTGTGCGCGCTGACGCATGGCGAGGTGCCGCCCGACTCATGGCTTACGGCCAAGGAGCGCGCGGCGCTCAAGGGTCTGACGGCGTGACCGTCCTCGAGGTCGTGCTGGGCCTGATCGTCGTGGTGCTGTGGCTTGCCATGATCCGGCTGCACGCGGAGGTGATGGTGCTGCGTCGCGAGCGAGATGAGACGGCTAAGCAGATCAAGGCCTTGGCGACCGCGTACCGCAGAGGAGTTGACAGGCGACCGGAACGTCGGTAGTCTGCCCTAGCTTGACCCGCTGTGTCAGCAGCGGCCTCACAGAACCTTTAGGGCGATCCCCCCACGCCCCGGAGAGCGTGTTCGGTTGCTGACACAACCGGATGCGCTCTCTGTCTTTGGTGTCCCATGACTACCCCGCTGCCGTGGATCAAGGTCTACGGCGACCTTCCGACGCATCGCAAGAGCGTCACGCTGGCGGCGTTGCTCAACGAGCCTCGCGCTTGGACGCACGTCGTTGAACTGTGGCTTTGGGTGTCTCGACACGCCCCCGAGGGCGATCTTGGCAAGATGCCAGACGCTGCCGTCGCGCACGTCGCCGGCTGGCGTGGCGATGCCGGTGCGTTTGTGAACGCACTTCGCACCGCTGGCTTTCTGGATGAGACTCGCATCCACGGTTGGTACGAGCACAACGGTGCTCACTTCCGAAAGCAAGCCGCCGACAAGGCGAGGAACTCTCGACCCGCTGCCGAGCCGGTGGTGAAAGAAAATCATCTCACTGGTGAGTCACTAGTGAGTCACAAAAACAACGGGAGCGTAGAGAGTATAGAGTATAGAGAAGAGAATAAAGATCCAGAGAAGAACCTTGCGCTTTTTGAAAATCAAAAAGACGCGGCGCCGGTCGAGGAGGCCAAGCCCCGTCGAGGACGCCCGCCGAAGGACAAGTCCCCGGAGGCCGAGGCCGAGCGCGTGGCTGAGAAGGCAGACGGCGACCGCTGGATGGACGCCGCCCGCAAACTCACCGGCTTGACCGCCGACGAGTTGCGCTGGAACACCGGGGCGTGGATGGCGTTCCGCAAGCAGCGCAAGGCGCGGGGCATGGATCAGTTGATGCGGGCGCTCAAGGGCTTGGAGTCGGATGCGTTCAGCAAGACCGCCGGCCTTGGGTGGCTTGTGAGCGACAACGGGATCACCAAGGGGCTCGCCAAGTGGAACAAGGGCGCGACGACGCTGCATGTCGGTCGCATTCAGCATGGAGTTGGACCCATCAACCTGGACGACATGTATGCGGAGGACGCACGATGAAAAAGCTTCAGATGTTCGACGAGAAGACGCTCAAGCACTTCCAAGACCGCGCCTTGGTGGCGATGGAAAACATCAAGCGCACGCGCCGTGAGGACTGCCCTCGCTGCCCGAGCGCCAAGAGCGAAATCGCGCTCAAGTGCTCCTCGCGCTTGGACGCCGACACCGAGACGCACGGTTTTGAGGACGGCCCGATGTGCAAGCACGTTGAGGAAAAGGCTCGTCGAGAAGCCGAGGAGGAGGTCATCCGCGCGCGCACACTGCGGATGCAGCACGCTGGCGTCCCCGACCCTGACATGGTCAAGCACTTTGCCAAGGTCAAGGTGATGACGCAGCCGTCGAGGTCATGGTTTGGCCCCGATCAGTCGCAGCGCGAAGGCTCCGAGCGCGTCGCTGAAGCGGTCAACTACTACCTCTCCGATCCGCATATGAGGCATCTGCTCCTCATCGGTGGCACCGGAACCGGTAAGAGCACCGCTGCTGCTTGGGTCGTCGCCAGCACGCTGGACAACGCCCACTGGCTCCCGGCTCGCACGGTGGACGACATGGAGCGTTGGCGTCCGGTGTCGTCGCTGGTCTACAGCGCGCCGTTGCTTGTGATCGACGACTTGGGCACGGAGCGCCAGTCTGAGAGCGGATGGGGCGTCGAGACGCTGTCGTCGCTCTGGGTGGACCGGATTGATCGCGGGATGCGCACGGTCGTGACGACGAACCTGAGCATCGCGGCCCTCTCAAGTCGCTACGGCGAGCGACTGCGCTCGCGACTGAACCGCACCGACGTGGCTCCGGTTGCCGCCGGCAACGTGGACTTGCGAAAACTGAAGCGCGACTATCAGCAGCGCATGGGAGAGGTGAAATGAGCGCATCCATTGAGTGCCCGTGCTGTGGCGTCCATCGGCTGAAGCCCAAGCCGCCGAGCATCCATGAAGTCCCTTGGGGCGACTGTGCGTGCCGGGACATGCAGTCTTGCGTAGCGCACCACGCTAACCCCGGCTCCGACACCGTGCCGCCGAGGCCCACCGACGCCGACCTCGCTGAGAAAGGCCAGCACATCTACGTTGAGCGACTGAAGCGCCACATGGAGCTCATGTCCAAGTTTGCCTGGGTGAAGCAACTGATGACTAAGGCAGGGATTGAGTGATGGCATATGTTGAGAACGCAACAATCATCGCGGACCATGAGCGCGAGGTCCGCATCACCGTTGAGCCGGGGTACATGGACGACCGGGACCGTGACGCGCTGCGGTTCATGGTTGAGGTCAAGGGCACGCGAGGCGAGATGCGCTTGCCATATGCCGACGTTCGCCCGCTGTGCGAGGCGCTGTTGTCGGCGGTCGCCGGCAGGCCGGTCAAGGTGACGACGAAGAAGGTGCCGCGATGACCGAGGCTGAGATTGCGGAACTGGAGGCCGAGTTGCGTTTGCACAAGGAGGAGCGGTTGCGCCTCCGGGCGCTGGAGATGCGCCTGTCGCGGGAGTTGAATGAAGCAAAGTCACTGCTAAGTGCTCTCTGCTCACAATTTGAGGGTGCCGTGGCTCACGCGGATTGGCGAGCCGCTGGTTCACCGGGAATGTCGGTGCCGTTCACGGGTGACTTCGCCAGCGCAGCGCAGCTTCCGAGCGTTGTGGGGCGGATGCGCTGGTGGGCGCGTGAAATGCGAAAAGTTATTGGTGAGGTAAAGCCATGACCGACACCGGATGGGAGCGATGGAACGACGTGCGCGAGATGCCGCCCGCTGAGCAGTCGGAGATGGCCGACGCCTGCATTGAGCACCTCAAGCGCAAGCCGAGCGTGAACTTCAAACTCCGCACCTACGGCGGCAAGTTGTTCTTGGCCGTGCGTGGTGACGACGGGACCATTTGGGCGTGGCAGACGGACATCCGCGCAGAGAGGCTTGTGTATGCCGACTGAGTTTTCATTCTACGTGCCGACAAAGCTGGTGTCCGAGGCCAATATGCGCGAGCACTGGGCGATCAAGAACAAGCGCAAGAAGGGGCAGCAGCGGGCCGTCGAGTTGGTCTGGCTCGCCCAGCGCATCCGCGTCGCGCCGCCCGTCGTCGTCCACCTGACCCGCGTCGGCGTCCGCAAGCTCGACTCCGACAACCTCGCCGGCTCCGCGAAGGGCGTCCGCGACCAGATTGCCAAACTGATCGGCGTGGATGACGGCGACGAGCGCAAGGTCCGGTGGGAGTACAGCCAGCGCAAAGGGCTCCCGCGTCAGTACGGGCTCGAGGTTCGTATCGTGGAGGTGGACCGATGATCTGGGAGCTCAAGTACGACGGCAAGGTGCTGGAGGCGATCCGTTCCGGTACCGCCACGATCCCGGCGATCCGGCGCGACTTGGACGTGCCGCCCGGGACGCTCAAAAAAGTCCTCTCGCGACTCATCACCGCCGGCAAGGTTCGCAAGATCACCAAAGACTGGTACACAACGTGCGAGTAGTGTCGGAAACTGGACAATGCATGGTCTGCAAGGCACCTCTGGCGCACTACAGCCTGACGGGCTACTGCCGCAAACACGCAGGAGCGGCCCGCCCGTGCGTTATGGCGCACGAAGGGTGCCGAGGTAGGGTTGCGGCGTGGTCGAGGTCTGGCGTGTGCCGTAGGCACGCTAGCGGGCTCAAAAACGGCATGAGGGGGACGCAAGGTGACTAAGCCACATGGATCAATCCGACTGACTGTCGTGCCTTGCACCCTGGACGAGGCGCAAGTGTTTATCGCAAGACACCACAGGCATCATGTCCCGCCTGTCGGGCATAAGTTCTCGCTGGCAGTAGCCGACGAAGCCGGCGTTGTGCGTGGAGTAGCAACGGTCGGGCGTCCGGTCGCTCGCTTGCTGGATGACGGCTGGACGCTTGAAGTCAATCGGGTTGCAACCGATGGCGCACCCAACGCTTGCAGCGCCCTTTACGGCGCAGCTCGTCGGGCGACCTTCGCCCTAGGGTACCGAAAACTCATCACCTACACCCTGCCAGAGGAAGGCGGCGCATCGCTCCGCGCGAGCGGATGGAAGTGCATCGGCCTTGCAGGGGGGGGGACTTGGAACAGCAAGTCGCGCCCTCGCGTAGACAAAGCGCCGACGCAACAGAAGATCCGCTGGGAGATTGATCCGTGACGCGACCGGCGACTGACGACCCAGGACACGGGAGTCCAGGCAAGGCCCGCAAGCGGGTCGAGGCGCTCTTGCGCGAGGCATGGGGCGTGCGCGAGGTGGATGGCGGCTGGCTGATCCGGGCGCCGATGGACAGTCACTGGCAGCTCTGGCTCCGCGTTGACAAGGAATGGGCCGTGATGGAGAAGTGGAAAGCTGAGTGATGTCAGGCGCATGGGAGTGGATGACTCTAGGATGTTGACAGGGCATCCTAGACCGTGGCAGTCTTCCGGGACCGTGCCGATGAGGCCGGATGGAGGCAGCGAGCCATGATTTTTGAGACAACCACTATCGCGCGAGACGTTGACGGGGCCGAGCAGGAGTTCGTGGTCCGTATCGGCCTCGGCATGGACACCTACGGCATGGTGGTGATTGAGGAGTCCACCGTGGACGGCAAGGACTTTGACCTGACGCTCGCGGAGCATCGGGAGTTGACCGACTACTACCGCGCTATGCAGCGTCGCGGGGGGTTCAATGACTAAGACCGACAAGGAGCGCATCCACCGCTGGATCACGCAGGCCGACCTCGAGCGGATGCTGGACGACGCCTACGCCAAGGGCGCGGAGGAGATGCGCTCGGTGGCCGCGCAGGAGGCTGCAAACTACGGTTTTTTTGATCATGCGGTGAATCCGCTCCGCGATTTGCCGCTTCCAAAGAGGCCCGCATGAGTGATGAGCAGGAACAGCCGATCATCCCCAAGGGCGCCAAGGTGATTGATACCCAGGCCTCCTTGGAGTTGACCGACAAGATCCACCGGCTGGTGCGCCGCTTCAGTCGTGAGCTTGCGGAGCTTGTGTCGCAGGAAATCGGCGCTCGAGCGGTCAAGGTACACAAGAAGCGCGGCCCTCCTAAGGGTCAACCGATGCCCAAGTCGCCGTGCCCGTTATGCAAGAAAAATCCAAATAGCGGGCGCTGCTATGGGTTCGTCTGCAAGGACTGCCGAGCCGGAAAACCCATCGGGCACAGACAAAAAGTCAAAGAGGTCTTTGCGGATCATAAATATAAGAAAAAGGACCGCCTCGGGAAGGATTTTGAGGTCAAGGTGCCAGTACCTAAGCACATTCCGCTTGCCCCCAAGCCTGTCGAGGTCGAGGACGTGGAACCGAGCTTCCTTGACACGCTGGTCGAGGTCGTGACAGTTTCCAAGCAGGTGGAACCACCACCGCCGGCCAGTAAGCCCCCGCCGAGTGACGACGGGATGGACTTTTTCACATGAGCGAGCAGAACTACATCATCGCGGAGGGCCTGGGGGACGCAAGATCCCTCATCTTCGCGACCTGGCTCAAGTCCTACCAGAACTCCAGCCTCTTCGCGAAAGGCATCCCGCGGGAAACCTTCTTCGCCGCCCATCACAAGGTTATTGAGCGCATCCTTGAGCGTGCCGAGGTCCGTCTCGCCGTGCTGCCGGATGACCCGTCCGTCGTTTTCGGCTGGTCTGTCACCGAGCCGGGATGCGTTCACTACGTCTACGTGAAGCCCGACTTTCGCAAATACGGCATCGCCAAAGCCCTCCTCGCGCACGTTGCCGGTGAGCCTTGGTCCTACTCGCACTCCACCTACATCCTCCGGGAACTGCGCGAAAATCGCGTCATCCCTGAGTCGGTCATTTACAACCCTTACGAGGCTTTCCGATGAGTGATATCGAAGACATCAAGCAGAAGTATGCCCAAAAGTGCGCCCAGCTTGGCGACCTGGTCGTCCAGCAGCGCCGTCTCCACCATGCCGCCGAGCACGTCATCCGCGAGATCGAACAGCTTGAACAGGATGCGCGGCAACTCGCTACCAACACCTCAGAACCTACCAGTAACCCCGACGTTGCTGGTACCCAGGAGCCCTAAATGTCCAAGGATACCAAGTCTGACGTTACCCCCGGCAAGGAAGCCATCCACAGCGTCCGCGTCCGCACCGGCGGCGTTCACTTCACCGGCGCCAGGATCGTCACCACCCTCACCACCGATCAGGCCGCTCAGAATCTCACCGGTTCTAACGTCGTCGTCTGCAAGGAGATCAAGTTCCACCCTGCCGGCATCTTTTTTGAGTCCGTGCCGAGCGAGGGTGCCGGCTCCCACGTCATCCCCTACGCCAACATCGAGGTCGTCAACCTCGCCTAACGCACTGCGTTACGGCCCCCAAGGTGCGCCATGAAGCGAGCCACGGACGCACTCACTTTGAAGCAGGAAAAATTCCTAGAGGAATTTCTGCGATGCCGTAACGGCAAACAGGCCGCTCTCGCTGCCGGTTACGCCGAAAACTGCGCCGCTTCCATCGCTCTTGCTAACCTCAAGAATCCTCGCATCGCATCTAAGATCCGCGAAGTTACCGAGCGAAACATTGCCAAAAGTGAGGTCGATGCAAGCTTTGTTATTAGGGAACTAAAGCGCGTCGCGGAGCAGGAAGATGTCGCGCAATCAACGAAAGTGCGCGCTCTGGAGCTCATCGCCAAGCATCTCGGGATGCTGGAGGACCGCGTTTCGCTAAAAGTTGACGGCCTCACGGGCGAGCAACGCGCGGAGCGGGTTGCGATATTGCTTGAGCGGGTCAAATCGCGCGAATAAGTGCGACGCGGGATCAAAAAGTGCGGCAGGGTTGTGCAGCGCGTTCTGAAAAGATGAAGGGAACGTAGAACGGGCACGCGCGCGAGCCCAGAATTAGCAGTAGTGCGTGGACACAGTCAAGCACGAAAAGTACGGTGGCGTAAATCTGCGAAAACAGGGCACAAAAAAGTGCGCTTGGTCTGGAGATAGAGCAAAAAGTGCGCCTCTTGTGGTAGCAAATCTGCGCCAAGCCTGGCGCGGCCCGGATGAATTCTGCGAACGGAAACGCTGTAAAACAAGGGCATTGCGGAGTGTTGCCAGAAAGGCGTGGTCAGAGCGGCATGATCTGGACGAAAGAGGACGGCGAAGACCAGCGAAACGCGGCCAAGAAGTGCCGCGAGGCGGCCGAGCTGCTCGAGGCAGACGCCGGCTCACGCAAGGCCCGCTGGCAGACTCGCCGCGCCCTGGACGCCGCGATGTCGGCCTTGCTTGCGCTGGATGATGTCTACTTCGAGGATGAGGCCGGCGGCCCCGTGCCCGCAGCCTGGCGCCGTGCTCGCGAGCTCTTGCGCAAGGCGTAAAAAAGGCCCCGGCCGTAAGACCGGAGCCCGTAAGGTGCGTGCGGGTGCTACCCCTCAATAACAGCGCGTGCCTGTTCCACCTCTTGCGCAAGACGCGCCGTGATGAATCGCTCCTCGGCAAGCCAAGCCGTGTCGTGACGGGACCAGGCGCCGTCGAATTCCTCAAGTCGGGCATGCGCGGCAAAAACGGCAGAGATTAGCTCTTGCCGGCGCGCGGACAGCGTCTCGCCCAGTGTCTGCATAGTGTCATGCGCTTCCGTTTTCGTCATCGGGCCTCCGTGCGCGGATAATATCCGCAAGGTAAGCCCCGACCGTGAGGCCGGGGAAGTAAGGTGCGTGCGGTGCTAGTCAGCGTGCGCTTGCCAGTAGCGCTGCAACTCTTCAAGTGCGCTTTCGTCGCCCGCTTGCGCACGCCACGCCACGCCGCGCCAGTAGATGTCGCCGGCGCAATCGGCATCCCAAGCGAACAAGCGCACCTTCTCTGCCATTTCCGGCGTCATCGTGCCTCCCATGCGTCAAAAGGGATAAGGGTTTCGTTTTCGCCCAGCTTTTGGCCTGTATAGATGACAATTTGTCCGTCGTCATCCTCCAAAACGGAAACAAAAATCTCCTTTTCTGCTAGCAGACTCACGACCTCGTTTAGGGTCATCGTGCCTCCCAGTCGCGGAACGTGTCCGCAAAGGTGCGCCGTTCGTGGCGCGTCGTCAGTGTCCATGCCGCTTGCACCAGGGCGCGGGCCTCAAGCCGCGCGTAGCAGCTCTCGCACACGGCGTACCCCTCGCGGTAGAAACGCGCTGGCTCCTCGGCGCAACGGTCGCAGACGTGGTCAACCACGGCGCACCGCGTCGATAGCCTCTGCGACGATCCAGCCGGTGATGATCGCGGTCAACGCAAGCAAAGAACACTCGACAAAAATCATTGCATACCTCTCGCCCGTCACGCGGGCTCATTGTGCGCGGTAGGCGCACGCTGCAAGGGCCCTCGCGAGCCCCTGCGACGCGCGTCTACTCGGCGCACGCAACCTTTTCTGCGGCCTTGCGCTTGCTCGAGCCGTGCGCTTCGAAGGCGATTCCGGCCCCGATTGCTCGGAGCTTGTCATCGTCCAAGCACAGCTTGCACGTCGAGCACGTCACGTTGTTCCGCGTTTGTGCGGGGCACGGAATCCACCGAATCCCGCCCTCGAGCCACGCCTTGTCGGACGAAAACTGCGGCACCACGCGCGCCACTGCCCACCACCGGCGAGTAGCACGGGCGGCGTCTGCCAACGTCTCCACGCTGGCAAGCACGGACACGGACCGCCAGGCCTTGCGCGGCACGCGGCGCCATGCGTGAGTGTAGGACCAGGGCGTCCCGCCGCCGCGCTTGACGAAACGCTCGGCTGCATCGGCCACAATCCTAGCCGCTTCCCGGGTAGGACAGTCCCCGGACGTGTGGATTCTCAGCGCCTGCCCGCGCGCTTTCAGGCCGTCAATCCCGCGCGCCTCTTGCTTCGCCGTGCGCACGGGGCTTGCGTGCGAGTCTCGCGCGGCCGCGTTCAAGCGCTTGACGTGGATTCCGACCATGCCCGTTTCTGCGTAGCAGCCGTTGTTTTTCAGCGGACAATCCACGCAATGCGTCGTCGGCGCATAGGTAGTAGAGACGGGACCGATCTTTTCGTTCGACGATTTTTGCACCACAATTGCCAATTTCATGCGTTTCACCTTGCGCGTCGCGCGCGCCATCCGGGTTGAGCCCCGGAGTCAACGTCCCTCGCGAGACGCTCACTCCGAGACGCGGCAAGAGCCGCGCCAGGGACTGCTAGTGCCCGTCGTGTCGATACAGCGCGCACGCCACGGCGTTTCGCAGCGTGCGGAATTTTTCGTACGTGTCGTTTTCGCCGGTAGGCTCGCCTGATAGCCACGCAACCCGATAGGGGTGCGCGTTGTCGTGCCCGCGCTCGTTTTCGTCCGTGCGCTGGATGTATGCGCGGCACCCCTCCCGTGTCCACGTCGTGCCGTCAGTTGTGCGGAACCCGTGTTTCTCCACGTAACCCATTACCGCCTCCGTGCGGCATATGCCGCGTCGATTGACCGATCCTGAGCCGTCCACACGTACCCGATGCCGGCGGCAAGCTCCGCGAACAACATCAACAGCGCCAGTGCCGTGCCGCGTGTCACGACTGCACCGCCGCCCGCCATGCCGCCGCCGCCGCCAAATACTCTTGCTCCGCCGTTGCCACCGCCGCGTCGTACCGCGCCCACAATGCGTCACGTTCCGCGATGAGCGCGTCGATCTTGGCGGTCGCGTAGTAGGAGTCCAAGGCTGCCTCTTGCTCGTCCGTCAGATTGCCGGCGTCGTCATATTCGGTTTCCATCGCGAGAACCCTCCGTCGCAGCGTCCGTGCTGCGATGGTGAGACTGTAGCCTGTGATGCCACGCCTGTCAATCGCACGTTGTCGATTTTTTGTTTTTGCCTTTATTCGCAGCGGATCCGCGATGCGCTTTCTCTCGATAGAGTAAGCATGGATGCCGCGATCAGGGCGCGCGGCCCTGGAACGGGCTCCGATGGTGCGCGTCAAGGTGCGCTGCCGGCGACACGGGAGGCGGCGACCAGGTCGTCATGCCGCGATGCGTCAGGCCGGCTCTCGAACCCTACCCCCACCCCCCCCACCATGCGCGCGGGGGAAAGACATACATATATATACCCCCACCAGAGTATACCCCCCCCATGCGCGTGGCGTAGCACTACCATTTTTATGCCCCACAGAGTACCCACCATTTTTCGGGTCGTAGCACTACCCTATATGCCACCCCCCAAAGAGTGCCCGCCTGTTGCGGTGTCGTGACGCTACAAATCCCTTGTGGTAAGCGGGAGGGGTGCGGTAGGGTTTGGGGAGCCGGAGGATTAATGTGCTTAGCAACCATTGACGTAGAGATGAAGGACTCGGTGCTTTGCGAGCAAGGGCATGAGTTAAAGGGTAGCGGGGGTATTGTGTACAGCGGCGTGGAGCATGAGTGGGCCGGCGCTTCGGGCAACGACAGGGTAAGGCATGAGGTGGAGGCATCGAGGTGGGTGAAGGTTGGCGGGAAAGATGAGCCGCTGACGGGCGATGTCGAGATCGGGATTAGATGCAACGAGTGCCCGTGGGAAAAAGTCGCCAATTTTGAGTTGCCATATTTCCAGAGATTGTTGTTGAGGCTTGAGGCTGGCAGGGTTGTGTTGATGGAGCGAGTGACAGTGCCGCAGTGACGGCAGAGGTGACGCATGGGCAGGAAGCAGAAGCATTCGGCGCGGTGCGGGTGGCATAAAGACTGGCACGCTTGTGACTGTGGGGCGCATAAACCGGCGAGAAGATATCAGCCGAAGCAAACGCCACGTGTAGGGTTGGTCGCACGCATTATGGAGTTGGAGCGTTTGCTGGCTGACCCTGAGGGAACGATTCAAAAGGGGATTAACGCCCGCTATACGCGAGATTTGCGGGAGCGGGAGATGCAGCACCACGCGGATTGGGATGCGGAGGTGTTGGTGAACAAGATGGCGGCTGCGCGGTGGATGCGTAGCTGCGTACTTGAGCTTGTGACGGACGAGACGTTGAAGGCGCAGATTGAGGCGCTGCCGTTGGTGCCGGAATGAAGGCGTGCGACACGCCGTTGTGCGAGAACCAGACGGTGCGCGCTGCGCTATGTAAGTGGTGCTATGAGCGTAAGCGGTCGCAAGATCCGGTGCGTCGGGCGACGTTGAAGAAGCGGATGCGGTCGTATGCGAAGAGGCCCGAGGTGCGGGAGGCGCATCGACTGGCGTGCCAAGCGTATCGAGATGCGGGCAAGGTGGAGCCGGGGACTTGCGTGTACTGCGGAGGGGCAACGAACGACAAGCGAGCGAAGAGGTGCTGGCGCTGTTATCGGGCGCGGGTGTTGCCGGTGGCGAGTAAGCGGGGGTTGGCGGCGATTCACGGGAGGCCGGTATGAGGGAGGAGTTGCTGGCGTTGAAGGCGCGGCTGGAGCAGTTGCGCTGGGAGGGGAAGACGGACGAGGACATCGACGCTGCGTATTGGACTGTGGATCGGGCGCTGGAGGGGCGAGGGTGGGTGACGCCTACGGTGGCGCTGTCGTATGGGCGCGAGGTGGTGGCGCGGTACGACCAGGCGACGCGGAAGAAGGTGGAGTTGCAGACGCGGGCGCTGACGAAGGAGGAGCACGACGCGCTGCTGGCGTCGGATGCGCCGAAGTCGGTGTCGCGGGAAGATTACGAGCGGATGATGCGGGAGGCGCAGGAATGACTTGGCTTAAGAGCGCATGGTGGCGGCTGTGGACTTGGGTTGCGTCGTGGTTTGAAGAGCCGCCGCGTGAGCCGCCCAAGCCGCGTTGGGATGAGTCGGCGCAGGATTTGATCAACCTTGCGCGCAGGGTGAAAGAGGAGCGATGGAAGGACATCCCAGACCCCAAAAACGTCAATCACATTTCGCCGGAAGAGTACCGGGAGATGATGCGGGCGCAGATGGACGAGGCGACCGGTGAGTCGTTGCCGCCGCGTGTTCATCGCAGCGCCTCGTTCAGGCATTGCATGGATGCGGTAGAGCGCGACAGAAAGGCTGCAATGGAGGCGCAAAAACAGCCGCTGACGCTCAAGGTTCAGAAATGACCAAGGAAGAACTCGACCGCTTGATCGCCAAGATGACGCCGACCGAGAAGTCGGAGTTCTTTGCCTTGATCGCGGCTGAGAAGAAGGAGCCGGTGTTCAAGGACGTGGCGTTCAAGGCGCAGACGGCGTTTTTGGAAGACCCGGCGCGCATGAAGGTCGTGCTCTGTACTCGCCGCTCGGGCAAGTCGTACGGCGCGGGCCTGATGTTGATGCGCGATGCGTATGAGACACCCAACGTGTCGTGCTTGTACGTGGCGCTGACGCGGGCGTCTGCCAAGCGGATTATGTGGAAGGACGTGTTGAAGACGATTGACCGCGAGCAGGCGCTTGGGTGCCGGTTCAACGAGACTGAGTTGTCGGTGACGCTGCCCAACGGAAGCATGATCTACCTGCTGGGCATGGACGCAGACGAGCAGGAAAAGGACAAGGCGCTCGGTCAGAAGTTTAAGAGCGTGGTGATTGACGAGGCGGCGTCTTACGGCGTGGACTTGCATGAGATGGTGTACGGCATTTTGAAGCCGGCGAC